GTGCTCCAAGAAATCTTTCAAGAGCCGATCTTTCATCTGCTTTAATTGTAGGTGTATAATCAGAACCTTCTTGAAAACCAGTCCTAGGCGTTAGTCCTGCATCAGGTACAATGCCTGACATAATACCAGTCATACCGCCACCCATATACTTAGGTCTTATAGTTTTAATACCACCACCCATATACTCTTCTCTTCGGGCCATGCCACCTTTTCTAAACATTGGTCTTGTTAAAGTTCTAGCCATTATCTGTTAAATATACTTCCTACTGCACTACCAACTGCAGCAAAAGGGTTTTTCCCTGTTAGTCCACCGTAGATACCAGCAAGTCCTGTACCAACTCCAAGAGCTGTTTGTAATGGACTAGCGTTTGGTGTTTGTTGAATTTGTGTTGATCCAGGGTATCCTGAAATTAATGATGCAACACCTGAACCATACGTACCTAATCTTTGATAAGGTTCATATGCTTGTGTTTGTGCTGCTTGTCTTTGTGCATCTAATACTGCTTGTGATTGCGCTTGCTGCACGCCGCCCAATCTTCCTAAACCAGATATTTGTTGTTGTGCTAGATTCTGCATACCACCACCAAGTGTTGCTTGTTGTTTTGAAATACCTATTTGATTAGTTAAGTCTTGTTGTCTAGCAGCTTGTGCTTGTTGAAAACCTGATTGTAATAAATTAGCTTGTAGTGCTGCTCGATTCCTGTCGCTATCTGATTGATACTGTGCTTGTAATACACCTTCTCTACCACCACCAAATGCACCAGGTATACCTAATGCCTGTGCTGCTTGTGATGCTTTTTGAGCTTGTGCTTGTCTATCAAATTCAGTTAACGCTGTATCAATAACATCTGATTGATAAGGTGACATGTAAGATTGTATTGAGCCTGCTCCTGTACCTGCACCTGTTCCAGTTAAACCAGTTGCTGCATCTGCTGCAGTTCCTGCTTTAGTTAAGAATGGTTGAAATGATCCAAGGCCTGTTGCTGCATCTGTTGCTTGTGTATAAGCTGCTGTTTGTAATGCATCTTGCGCTGCAACTTGTGGTGCAAATTTAGTTGTATCAACTGGTAGTGATGTTAACGCTGCTATCTGCGTTCCATAATCTCTACCTAGATCTTCTATAAATTGTGCGGGTAATGTTCTTGTAGTTTGTACAGCCATTATGCTACCTTACCTTCATTCTGTTTCATTAAATCATACATTCGTTGTGCTCCTTTTTTTATATTACCGTTACCTGCGCCTCTTACTGCATCAGCGGTCATTACGAATTCATTTTTAGATAACATTGCTGGAACGTCATCTGCTTTTTCTTTTACACCTACGGGTACAAAACCACCTTTGTCTCTGTAGTCTCTTTCCATAACACCAGCTCTGTTTCTTCTCATATTACCTGTTGGCATATCCATTATGCCACCCATTGCAGATAACTTTCTATTCTTAAAAAATTTTATTAATTCTTGCATATTTTTTGGATTACGATCATTACTTAATTTAAAAATTTTTACAGCATCTTGCATTGAAAGACCTTTAGGTATTTCTGCCATTTTATTAGGTAACACAGGTCCTGTTGGTTTAGGGCCAAAAGGATTTATAGGTTTAGTTGGATCTTCTGGTAAAGGATCTCCCCCTGATCTTAAACCAACTCTGCCACCCGTTGCTCCAACAAAGTCTCTAGGTGTTAAGAATCTATAATTCTTATCAAACATTTGTGATTGACTTAATTCACCACTTTTATATTTATTTAAGTCGGCTCTTATTTGATCAAAGCCAATACCTTTACCTCTGTAAACATCTTTAGTTAAACCTTCTGCCTCTTGTGGTGTAGCACCTTTTGCAATAAAATAACTAGTTAAGGCTCCAGCTGATATCTTACCAAGACCTGTTAATTTTAATGATCCTGCTCCTTCGGTTAATTTTAATTTTTCAAAAATACCTTTTGCTCCATCTAGTTTATCTGCCTGTTCACTTCCAAATAATTTAGCTTTAGTACCTGAAGTTACAGGAGAACTAAAACCAGATTTTAATCCCTCAAGTCCACCTCTAAATGCACCACCTTCTGTAAACGGGTTACCTTGTAAGTCTGCTCCACCTAACTGTCTAGCAAGTTGTCCACCACCATAAGTTAATGCTGCAGATTTTAAAGAAGAACCTACTCTACCAGTTTTGTCAAACCCACCTATGCCTGCCATAGCTGCTGCAACAGCTGGATTAAATGGTGCAACAAAAGGAGCCGCTTTAACAGCAACACTTGCTAATTCATTAGGTATAAGTTTTCTTAATCTTTTTTTAATACCACCTAAAAAATAATTTGTTCTAGGAACGACATTCATAATGCCGCCTTTTGCACGTAGTTGTCTTCTAATGTGAGCTCTTGTTATCATATATGTCAATTGTTTTATTATATTATTTTGGCAGGGATTGCACCTGAATTTACATTAATACTCGTTTTTAACAAGTAAATCAAGACTATGTTATAACTTCTCTTGGCTTAGATTGTAAAGCCGAGAGCACAACGTGTAGTCGATTGGCTGTAGCCGCAGTCACTTTTAGTACCTCATTTTGCTGTAATACTAAAGGAGCTGTAAGTAATTCTGTTGTACCATTTGCTGATATAGACTTAGTCTTAAAAAGACTAAATACAGCATCTGATGTATCGGTAATAGTAACCGTTATAGTATCTGCATTACCAGAGTCTTCTGATACTAATATTGATTTAATGATAGCAGTTGTTGCATCAGGTACAGTATATAATGTTGTAGCTGATGTGCTAGTTAAATCTGCTTTTTTATTTACGAATGAATTAGCCAAAGAAGTACGCCTCCGCTTCTGCTTCGTCTTTTAAGTCTTGTTGAAAAGTTGTGTTTAATTTTTGTACAATACTATCTACATCTCTTACAAACGATTGTTGTACTTGTTGATCGTATTCTTTATTGGGTTGTGTTAGTGCTTGTACTATTCTAGCCATTATCTTCTCCCGTCTGGTTGATAGTCTATTCTAAAAGTTCCTACTTTCCAAAACTGACTTGTACTTGTGTTATCTATCTTTAACGATATCGATCTAGCTCTAGCTCGTGTATCAATTTTTTGTGTACCACTTGTCACTGTAAATGGACCGAGTGTTGAACTAGCAGATGTGTCATTAGGAAAATCTCTTAAGTTTAATGTTATTCTTGCGTCCCCCGTTTGTGATAAAAAGTCAGGTATAACTCTTCTTATTTTCATCATAAACTCTCCATCACCACCAAGTCCTTGTTGACCAATATCAAAATCTCCAGATTCAATTGATGCAGTGATTGCTGTAATTGCACCTTCCTTAACTTCATTCAATCCTGTCTCATGTTCAAAGTATGTCGATACACCATCAGTGCAACCATATACGTGATTAACATCTACTGCAGTTGTACCATCTGCATCATATTCTGTTGCATGTGGTAATCCAAATACTGCAGAATCTTGCCACGCGGTTCTAGCTAATGTGCCAACAGTCCATACTGGTCTTTGTGGTGTTGAGTCTAGATAATTATAACATACCATTCTATTAACCGTACCAGAACCTGAGTTAGGGTAGAACCACATAACTTCACCAAACAAATTATTAAGTCCAACGTTAATATGTTGTTTTGGAGTTGTGTTGATATCATCATAAACGTGATCTTCAACCAAACACGGTAATGATTCTAGTTTACCTGTATATCTAAAGAAACCATTTTCTGACATCCAATAAGCTGCACCATCAACTTCAACGGCTGCGTTCTTACCAATCAATCCACAGTTTGTACCAACTTGTTGAAAAGAAAATGTAAACGGTGGACCAACAAATCTCATAATAAATAATGCAGTATCAGTCCAAACATAAATTGCATCACGACCACGTATCGCTCCTACAATTTTAGATCCATCTGCAAGTCTTTGTGTACCTGCAGTGTTAGTAGCGGATGGTGTGTATGTGTTAATATCTTCTTGCGACGAGAATCTTATAAACATTGGATCTTGTGTAGATGATGTTCCAATCGTTGTTTCTGTTCCAAAAAATATTAAGTGTCTATCTGGTGTTGATACCAAACTAAATTCTGATGCAGTAGGTGCGCCTGATATAATTGTTGCTCTAGTATTATTAGCACCAGTAGGATTTGAATCCCATTCAAAACTTTCACCGCCTGTTATAGTTGCAATAAGTTTGTTGCCAAAATTATCTAACGACCATAAACCAGGTGCTGTTACAACGTCACCTGATACAGCCGTATTCCAACCAGCATATCCTGAAGCATCTTTTACTGTAGCTCCCGATGAATGAGAAGCAGCTGTCGTACCATTTGCTCCTCTAGTTAATCCTGTTAAAGTATTACCACTTACACCTGTATAAGTAATTAATTCGTTGGATATAATAACTGTTCCTGATGATGGAAAAGATGAGGCACTTGCCATTGTTAGAGTTGTAACCGATGTATTAATTGATGATGAAAGAGTTGATGTAAATACTCCAGCTTCTATACCACCCCATGAACCAAGTCCCCAACCAGTTGATGCAACCTCTAAGGCTACTCCGACTGGATAATAATGTTTAACACGAATACCACCAGATGTTGTAGCACCTGATCCTGATTCGTTTGATGCCATTGTAACAGTTAATGTAGTAGATGTAGGTATAGTTGTAACTTGAAATTTATTATCATTAAAATTTGCAGCTACAAAATTAGAATTAGTAATAGATGAAAAATTATCTAATAATATAATATCACCTTTGTTTATATTGTGTGCTGATGAAAAAGTTATTGTAACAGCTGTAGATCCATTAGTTGTACTAAACGCACTTGTTAAAGTTGTTGTCGCTTTAATCGGATGTATATCATAAAAGATACCACCAGAATAAGCGTATAAAATTCTGTTTGTGCCAAGCACTGCATATTTAATACCTGATGTATTTATAAAATGGTGAATAGCTGTGTTTCGACCAGTAATGTCAACTGACCCTAATTGAGCCCAACCCCCTATTTTTTCAGGTGAACCATATCTAAATCTAACATTGTCACCATTAACCCACTGACTCTCGCCGCCAGTTGATGTGACTTGTTTATTAAATCCAGGTGCAAATTTTACTTTTTGTAGCATAATTATCTTGCCGTTGCAGGCACCTCCGTTGATGTTA